CAGCCTCCTGGCTCGCTTGATTCAAATCCTGTCGAAAACCAAACGTATCTCCATCCGGGAACATCGCCTCTCGCCGCTCATCAGCCTCAGCTTGCGCCTCCCGTACCTCCGTCTCCGCATCGTCCACCAGGTGCAACTGCGCCAGCGCCGTCGATCGTTTGATCAGGTTGTGGACCATTGCAAAGTCGAGACGCTTGATCTTCGTGTCCTCATCCTCCTCGATCAATTCCGGCCACTCGATCGTCACCGCCCCCGCCATCAATCGTGGATCAATGAGGGCCATCATATCAAGCCACAACTTGCACAGTCGAGCGATCCAGCCGCCGTTGTCCTTCTGCCGGCCCTCGATGTCGCGGACCCATTGCGTCATCTGCGTCTCAGACGTGGAACGGGCACTGGTCAGCTCCCCGCCCCAGACAAACTCTGGGATGCCCGTGTGATCGAGCAAGAGTAGGAACAGGCTCTTTAGCGCCGTCTTCGTGTCCTCGGTGAAGCCTTTCTCAGGTGAAGCAAACTTGAAACTGCCACCAGAGCCCAGGAGCAGCACCGTGTTTTGATCGAGGTTGATCTGCGTCCTGGTCGCGGTGTTGCCGTCTTTATCGGTATACGTATCCTGCTCCGTCGGCTTATTGGCAGCGATGGTGGCGTCGATATCCTCCAATCCCTCCAGCGTGGGGATCGGATTTCCCATCAGCCGGGCGCCGTCGAGCTGTTTGTAGATGATATCGTCGTACTGGTCGTAGAGCGGCCTCAGCTGCTCGTGAATGGGATGACCGTGGGTCTCATTGCCGCTCCGCTCATAGGCCAGATGCACGATCGGGATGCGCCCGATCAGGTTCTCGAAGGATTGTTTGTCTACGACCTCCGCGCCCTTCTTGATTGTCTTGATACGCTGGTCAGGCTCGTAGCGGTCGATGATGGTCCGGTCGCCCAACTTCTGCGTCACTTCGACCGCCAGAATCTTGCGATAGTCGGTCTCGTCTCGCTCGACTGTCACCGTGTCGGGTGAGGGAATGGAAAGCGAGCCGTCCGGGTTGATGATAATGTACTGGTCACCCAGACCAAGCATATCCTTGTAAACGCGCATCAGGAATGAGCTGGAGTTATCGTCCCGGTCTTCGTCGTCTTCGTCCTCCGCTGCACCGGAGTCGAGCAGCGCTGTCACGAAATCGGCCAGCCGCTCATTGGTGTGCTCTAGGCGGTCCTCGGGAAACTCGACCTCTGTCTCTTCTTTGAGTGTGACCGTGAGGCCCCGCCCGAAGATCCACGTGGCGAAGATGTGCTCGATGCGCTTGGCAAACAGCCCGCCAAGGGTGTAGCCGTTGGCCTTGCCCCGCCGGAGCTTGTCATAGAATTCGTAATCCGGGATGGTCTCATCGACCGTCTTGACGTAAGAGCGGAATTTGTAGAGCGTGGTCTGGGCTGCGGCCACGACGTAGCGTCCGATCATCTCAGAGACGACCTGCTGGCGGCCGCTGATGAACTCCCGCACCCTGCGGATCACCCCCTTACCGTCGGCTACCATAAAGCCCTCCACTGGTCCGCCTGCCGCGTGATGGCCTGCTCCCGCGCCGCCCTGCCTCATACAAATTGCCCTGCGCTACCTTCACTTTCCCCTCCCCGATCAGCTCCAGGCCGGTGTACAGCCAGACCTCGGCGTCCAACCGGTTGGGAGATTCGGAATCGCCGGGCTCCCATTGGCGCCATTCCTTCTCAAGCGCCGGGAAGTGGCCCACGTGGTGACCGCGCCCCTGCTGAAAGACGACGCTCACTGGCTCAGCCCGGACCTGCTTCCCCCGCGAGGCCCAGACAGTGACGATCTTCACCTTCCGTCCATCCACGATCACGCGTCCATCGGCGCCTACCCATTTGGTCTGTCGGAGCGTGCTCTCCACCATGTCGCCGCCGTAATTCTTCTCCACGAAGACCACATCGGCCTTGTTGCGATGATAACACTGGAGCGTGGCCAGCGCCCATTCCTCTGGGCTGCAACCCGCCGGCGCCGATGCATCCTCCAGCGTATAGCCGTGCCAGTCGCCATTCACCTTCGCCTTACCGCCGGCCACGATACCGCACTCCGTAACTCCGCCCGGGGGATCGACGGCTACAGCCACACGAGAGAGATCGGGGTAATCCGTTACCCGCGTTCGCTCGAAGTCTTCCTCAGACAATAGAGCGTTCGGATTGTCCGTGTCCACCTCGTGCTGCGATTCCAGGAGATAGCTCGTCGGCCCCACGCGGTTGATCTCCGCTGCGCATATCTCAATCGAGAAGCCGCGCCACAACGAGCGCCCCGCCGTGATCGTCCAACACATCGTATCGCCCACCCGCTGTGCCTCGTATTCCAGGCCTTCCACCGCCGGGAATGGCCCGGAGATGATGCGGTTCATGAGATAGCCGGCTGCATCGGCCTCCCCCGGCTCCCTGGCCAGCTTCGAGGCGATACTATCGGAGTGGATCAGGTTCTGCACGAACAGCACCGCGCAATTCGCAGCCCCGGCTGGGAGGATGCTGTCGGTAATGATCTGCTCTTTCTTCTTCGTCGCGTGCTCCGTATCGTGTTTTTCGTCCACGTCATCGAATACGATCAAATCGGGACGCGCCCAATCGATCTTCTGACCGCGCACCGCCTTGTTGAGCCCGATCGCCTCCACGGTCACACCGTTGGAAGCCGTCACGATACTCCGGTTCCACGTCCGCGAGCCGTTTTTCCCCACCAGCGGTTCACCCACCTCGGGAAAGAACTGCGCTATGTCCGCACTCTCAAGCATTCTGGCAATGGTCTGGACGTGTTTGTCCGCCTGGTCCTGCGTGCCGCTGACGTACATCGCATAGATCCGGCGCTTCCTGGCCATCAGATCCGCGACTGCGGCCTCGGCCAGGGTGCTCTTGCCGCGATCGCGGGGCCAGAAGGCACAAAACGGCTGAGGCGCACTGCCCAGTTCGATCGCATTCACCCACTCCCACATCTCGACGTGAGGCTCGCTGAACGGGTGCCAGAAGTAGGATGGGAACATCTGTTCTACCCGCTCCTGCCACGTCTTCGGGACAGGTTTCAACTCGACCAGTGGTCTCACCGGCTCGTCGGGGAGCCAGCGATCGATACTCGCGATAAACCTATCGATCTCTTGAAAGTCGAGCATCCAGGACCTTCTTGGTCATACCGACGTGAGCGAGCATCTTGAGCGCGCCTGCGACTGCGTGGATCACCTCCGGGTCCGACTCCTCCGCCTTGCCAGCGGCGCGACGCAGATAATCGATGGACGCCCGGATCGCGTCGGGCAATTCCTCTGCCCAATCCTCCTCGGCCTTCTGTCGCTTTTGCTGGACAAGATCGGCCAACGTCCGGTCATCATCCATCCGATTTCGCCACCTGCGGACACTTCTCTCGCTGACGCCGTGTTCTCTGGCCGCCGCGCGGTCACCTTTGTACATCGCCTCGACCAACACCGTCGCCGCCAGCTCGTACCTGAATCGCGCCATCGCTCTATCTGGTAACCGTTACCAGATCCTCATTCCTCCCTCAATGCGACCAGCGCATCGGCCAGCTTCGTCGAGAATGCACCCTCGATATCGAAGTAGCGCCATTCGTGATTCCCACCAAAGAGGAACAGCAGGGCGGCTTTCAGCCGGCCGCCGTTCTGCGCGTTCCATTCGCGGAAGAAACCGTTGAGCATCACCAGTTCGTCAACGTAACGATCGGCTGCCTGCTCGCCCATCGTAGCCGGCCAGCGCCAGCCGGCCCCGGCGTTGCACATACCGTGGGCTGGATCGAAGTAGATCGCGCCCAGCTCCGTCAGATAGTGATCGACATAGACGTTGTGCTCGCGGAGAACCTTGTCAATCGCGAGCAGCGAGCGCATCGAGTAGTGAAGGCGGTTGGGATTGCCGCGCTCGTCGTTCGTGGTGAGCGTGCAAAAGCCGTCCGCCCGGGATCCGTGATAAGCGTGATGGCCGAAACCGCCCTCTGCATACATCAGCGCTCGAGCCCCACGGACCATCAAGGGCATCTGGCGCTCGATCCCCTTCTCGTCGCAGATGTAATTGTGCTCCGGGTTGCCCACCCCGCTGTTGAAACCGATGGGGCGGGCGGGGTAACCGATCCTCTCGAGAGCAGCGCAATATGCCTCGACCCAGATCCCGCTCGCCCGCAGTGCGGCGTAGTCATTGATGGCGATGTACTCATTCAACCCCGTAACGAAGTCAATCCAGGGCGCGTTGTGCTCGAGAGATCCTCTGAACTTGTTCAGGAACCGATCTGTAGCCGCGTCGACGTCGTCCGCAAACAGATAGGATCCCCAGTCGTTGTCCACGTAGCGGATGATCACCTTGGTATCTGGGGACAGTTCCTTGATGCGTCTCGCCTCCTCGTAGCCCTCGAGGAGCATCCAGGCCGGCGGCTTGACGCGGCTTATGAACTCGTCGCGCCCCTCGCCGTACCGCTGCTGCTGCGCGCCAAAGAGCACCTTCGGCCCGAGATCGCCCGAGGGGGGCTCGGCCGGAGGCTGCGGTTGGGGCGTCGGCTCCAATACCGGGCGCTCGACCTTCGCCGCCCGGATCCCCAGATACTGGCCCGTGCTCCACACCTTGCGCTTCCCATCCCAGGTGTCGATGATATGGAGTTCGTTGCCCTCTACTCGCTCTAGGACGACGAAATGCCCGCCGTCGGCACGCCGCAGGATGATGGCCCAATCGTCATCGAGCATCCCGGCCAACTCGTCAGCCGACAATCGCACGTCCGACTTGATCTCATTCGTCAAGCGCGAAAAGAGGGAGGTGAACCCCTTCCAATCGAGCAGGTTCCCCGAGACGTAAGCCACGCGGGCGTTGACCAGGAGCTGGTCGAGGATGGGCAGCGTCACGTCCACACCGTAGATATCGCGCAAGATGATCGCGCAACCGTCCACGAAGCAGCCGTAACCGCCAATGGTCGACTTGGGATCCTCGCCGAAGTAGAGATCTCGCCAGCGCAGGTCAGTCTGCGCCAGCGCCACGTCCTCGTGGAGCGCAGGGAGCAGCCTGATCGCGACCTCGGTAGGACTCGCGCCACTCACAAACGACAGCTTCACACCTGGATACAGGGTATCTGCGTAGGCGCGCAGCTCCGCCTCGTAATCCCCCCAGCCGACGGCCTTGATGGTGGTATCCTGCGGCCCGATCATCGCGTCCTCCGCACTCTGTGCGTCGGTGCCCTTGACGCGCGGGTGGCTTTGAGCGATCCCGCAAGCCGCTCGAATCTCGGGGCCTGCGTCGGAGCTGAGCAGGACGGCAACCTTAACGTAGTCGAACGCAGGCGGCCGGCAGAAGACCGGCTGCTCACCAATCGGCTCTTCGACTGCGACCAGCGAGACGGAATCCCAATAGCCATCGTTGTTGCGGAAATGCCAGCGCAGCTTCTGCTCTAAAAAGATCGTGATCGTGGCGTTCTCTGCCTCGGCCAAGACGGAGATTGGAGCGTAGTCGTTGTAGATCGCCCAGGCATCAGACCACACGACGGTCTCGGCCAGAGGATCCAACCCCCCGGTTGGGTCGATGCCAACCCTGAATTGGGCAGCGTGGAGGGCATCGTTCCAGGGCTCCCCATTGAGAGAGGGCAGGTCGGCAACCTTCTCTGCAAATGCCCCGCGGCCGGCCCCCCAGGAGCAAAGCGGATCGCCACAACAGTCCTCGTGACCGGGAATCGCGCTGGGATCGTTGTGATTCGTCCAGGCATGAGCAAACGCGCGGAGCTCGTAGAGTTGGCCAGCCTTCACCTC